GCTGCTCGACAAGGCTGAACCGACCTTCAAAGCGGGCAAAGCACCAAAAGGCAAATTGGGTGCCGACACGCATGCGCTCCTATCCGACATCCAACGCTACTCGCACATGGACATGGCAGAGGTTTCCTCGCATGACTCCGCGCTAGAAGCAGAAAAGGCCAAGCTAGAAAACGGTGAAGGAGTCTACTCCGACGAAGAAAGGCAAGCCCGCATCGATAAGCTCGACCAACAAATCTGGTTGCTGAACACCCATGGCGGGATGTCACCAACCAATGCCGAGGGAAATCTCAAGACCGCAGAACTTCGCCGCAACGACCTTGACCGTATGGCAAAAGCAGTTGAGGAACTCAAGGACATCATCAGCGAGGGACGGTTTGATTTTAATTCCGAGAAAAAAGCACGATCCGATCAGTTCAAGGCAATCCGTCAACAGGTTCTCGACATCGTCAACAACGGTAAAAAAGGCACCCCTTCCAAGGTGCAGGCAGCCAAAGACAAGGCAGAAAACGGTTGGGGTGTCGGTCACCTCGTAGATCAAATGCAGCGACCCACTGCAATCTTTCGTCAGATCCTCCAGAACTCCCCGCTTGCCGACCACTTTGTCCGCAGGATTTACGAGGCAACCCATGCCGAGGCAGATGCCAATGTGAAGTTCAAGAAGCAGGCAATCGACACTCTTCGTGAATCGTGGGGCAAAGACGGCAAACTCATTAGCAGGATCGCGGCACTCCGGATCATTGCCAAGCTATCCAAGACCCTTCCGGAGACGGGCATCTACTATTACCCCAACAGTGAATACAAGGTTTCCCGTATCGAGCGTGACGAACTCCCAAACTACAAGGGACTCATCCCAGACCGCGAGTACGACAATCTGATCCAACTCCTTTCCCGCGACACCAAGAACGCAAAGGGTGATTGGAAGATTCAGAAGATAGATGTCCATGAACTTGTGGACAAAGGAGACCAAGAAGAACTCAAACTATCCCCGCTTCAACTGGTCGATGCCCTTATGGCAGCCGACCAACCGGATGCCCAGAAGAAGATCGAGCGCAACGGTCTTACTCCGGATGTCGTGGACAAGATCCGCAACCTCGTGATGACCTCGGAGGCCAAGGATGTTTACCAGTTTGCTCGGAAAGCATACGACAACTACGACCGGATCAACGAGGTCTTTCGCAAATTATACGGAGTCGATCTTTCGCGCATCGAGAACTACTCACCTTTAACTTTCCAGACTTCGGATCCCGACAAGATCATTGATATGGAAGAAGGACAAGCAGGAGGTGCCAATAGTCAACCATCGTGGAGCAAGTCCCGCGGTAACTTTGGTGGCACACTACGCTACGACAATGCGTGGAGCAAGCTGCAGAACCACATGCAGAATGTGAACTACTGGGTGTCTCATGCAGAGATGCTGCGCGACTTCCGTTCGGTCTTCGGTGACCTCAGCGTGTTGAATGCTATTGGCAGTAAGAATGCCGACCACAAACTTTTTCTGCAGAATTTTATGAAAGTCATGGCGCGAGATGCAATGACCACCGGAAATGTTCAGAATTTAAGTAACACCATGAACAGGGTCTGGGGTGGTGTAATGTCAATTGCCACACTTGGAGGATCTATTCCAACTGCGGTAAAACACATTACGGTAGCAACGGCACCACTTCTTGAGATGCCCACCCATGAGTTCCTGCTTTCGGCCCTCAAAGTCGGATCAATGACCGCGGATCGAGGTGCATGGTTCGGCAAAGACGCAATGATCAAGGATCAGTCGGTGAAACGGTTTGCCGATGCCTCCCGCGCAGAGTCCGGTGCCGATGCGCTCAAAGCCGCAAAAGAGTTCAAGAGCAACCTTCTGACCGACCTTTCCATTTACGGAAACGAGGCAGGTAAGATGTCCATGCAGGGCATCCACGCAACCGTGAACACATCCGCGGCATGGGCAAGCGCAGTTCGTTATGACGGTGCCATCCGCGAAGCCAAGTCCCTCGGCATTACCGATCCCGCCGAACAACATCAGTACGCGCAGGAGAAGGTGGACGATATGCTCCACGAAACCATGAATCCGACCTTCGGGATCGATAAGACGATTTCCCGTTGGGGTGCCACGAGGCCGGATTGGATCCAGATGTTTGCAGGCCCAGCCCAACAGCGACTTGCCAAAGTCATCGACATTGCCAAGTCCGCGGGGATCGAAGCAAGTAAACAAGACAATCTTGCAGGCAAGGCGGGAATCCATATTGACCACGCTGCCCGACTTGTTGTCGGTGGTTGGCTTGCAGCAGGTGCCGTTGAATGGTTGATCCATGCCGCGTACACTTATTTAGCGGGCAGCGATAAGCAAAAGGAAGAAGTTCTAGATTGGCATGACCTCGTTGCCACGATTGCAGCAGGTCCAGTGTACGGTGTGCCGATTGTCGGTCCTTTACTTTCGACCGGAATCAAATCCGCAATCACTGGACACAACCCATTCTACACTTCTGGAAACCCTTACTCGGAACTTATTGGTGCCAACAAACGGGTGTTAAAACACATCATGGATGACGAGATGACGGGCAAAGATTACGCGGAATTGGCAAAAGATGCCTCCCTCACCGCGGGCTTGGTTTTGGCAGGTCTTTTCCGAAAGACCCTTGCAGCCAAAGCACTTGCCTCGGTTGCTGCTTGGAGCAACACCGGAAAGGCAATTGCAGGAGTAATTAACAACGCAGAGGAATAAATGCCCCCCAAGATGTCCAGAAAACAGATTGTGGGTGTATTGACACCACGCTAAAACCTTTACCGATGTCCGTATCGTCCTCCACATCTACCATTTCATACACGGGCAATGGCTCGACCAGCACCGCGTACACGGTGCCGTTTGCTTTCTACGATGCTACCGACCTCAAGGTCTATTCGGTCAATGCTTCGGGAGTATCGACGTTGCTGACATTGACCACGAACTACACGGTATCCGGTGGCGGGGGATCAACAGGTTCGGTCACAACGACCGCGGCAATCCCATCAACCAGCACGGTTCTAATTAACCGGACGGTTCCCTATACTCAGCTTACCTCGTTTACAACTGGTGACCGTTTACCCGCTAACAGCATCGAGGCGGCACTAGATAAACTTACCATGGAGGCGCAGCAGTTAAGCCGAAATACTTTGCCCGATACTGCTGCAACCACGGGATCTGCTCCGTATGTTCTTGGTGTAAGCGCAACAGGAGGCAACCCGTCATGGGTTCCGCAGTCATCGTCTGGGATTGCTGATGGGTCTATCACGACCTCAAAACTTTCCGCGGGTCATCCAAATTGGACAACTGATGGAGTTTTGACTCCTGCTGGAAATCTGATTCTAAACAACAATTACGGAGTGTACGGAACCGATGTTGCGGGTACTATAAGAACTTTGTTGATCTTAGATGCAACCGATACTTTAACTATTAGAAACAATTCGGGGGGAGATGGGGGGTTGATTCTTTTTGAAAGCAAACCAAATGGAGGAATATCTGCACTATTAGATACCAATGGGTATTTTGGTATTGGTACACAATCTCCAGCAACACAATTAGATGTAGCTGGGGCAATCAATGCTAGAAATGATAATACTTCTGGATGGATTTTGTTTGCACCAAAATATGGAACAGATGTTTTTGGTGCTAACTGGGACAGGTTTGAAATACGAATTGACCCAACAAGTCAAGTTACTTATTTGGGCAATTCAAGCGGAGGAACGGGGCAATCAAGGTCATTGGCATTTACAACAGGCGCAACAGAAAGGATGCGGATTGATACCTCTGGCAACGTAGGAATCGGTACAACTTCTCCCACCGTAAAACTGGATGTTCTCGGCAACATTAAAGCCGGCAGTGCAGGACTTCAAGTTGGGCTTGGTAATGTGACATCTGGTTACTATGGGGATTCCACCAACCTCGCCGCAAGATTACCTAGTACCGCTGGGTATTTTTACATTCAACAATCTGACGGATCAGGTGGATGGTTAACCCACCTTGCTGTTAGTTCTGGAAACATTAATGCATTAGGAAACCCAATCACAAATAGCTCAACAACGGCAAAGGCGTGGGTCAATTTTTCGGGAACGACTGTCAGTTCTGTTTCCGCCACCGTCACGAGGGTCGCTGGTAGCACAACCGCTACTGTAACCACGGCATCAGCACATAATCTTACTACTGGAAATAGTGTATATGCGCTGACGGGGGTAGTCGCAGGGTTATACATCGTAACCGTAAGTAGCTCCACAATATTCACCATTACAACAGTAGCTACAACTGCTCTGAGTGCGGCATCAATGACCTACCAAGTCAATACGATTAGGTCATCATACAATGTTTCTTCTGTTGCCAAGATTTCCGCTGGAATGCACAGGGTCAATTTTTCTTCTTCTATCGCTGCGGGGTACTCGGTTTGCGCTCTCGCCTCAAATGATGCCAGCAATCCCTGTTTTGTCGAAATGAACGAATTGGCCGCAGGAGGTGGAGCACCGACAACAAATAGTGTTGGCGTCCGATCTGTTGCTCAGTCTGCAGGCACATGGGTTGCACAAGACACAGGGCAATTCAGCGTAACAATCTTTGGAAACTAATATGCCATATATTACCTACCCCCAGCCTAACGGACAAGTCGCGGTAATCTTTCCTGCCGATCCCTCTCTCTCCATTGAAGAGATCGCCGCAAAGGATGTCCCAGAGGGCGTTCCCTACAAGATCGTAGATTCCCTCAACATTGAAAACGATTATTTCAACGCTTACGAGTTTCACGAAAAAGACGGGGCAGAGGTCAACATAGACAAGGCCAAGGTAATCCACCTCGACAAGTTCCGCGAAGCTCGTAAGCCCCTATTGGAATCACTCGATGTACAATACATGAGGGCATTGGAAACCGAAGACACGGTTAAAGCCGCAGAGATCGCAGTCAAAAAACAGGAATTGCGTGATGTCACGAAGACCCCCTTGCCCGACACCCTGCCCGAACTCAAAGAAGTCTGGCCCGATATTTTGAACCCCTAACCCCCAATACCATGAGTGTTTCCCCACAAGCAGAATCAGTCTCCGGTTCCTTCACTGGCACCGGATCCATCACCACCACCACACTGACCATTGCATCGGTCACATCCGGTTCCCTATTCATTGGCTCGGTGCTCTCCGGTAGCGGAGTCACCACCGGAACAACGATCACGGCATACGGTACAGGCACGGGTGGCGCAGGCACCTACACAGTTTCTGCCTCCCAGACAGTTTCATCGACCACGATCACCGGAACTTTTGTGGTTCGTATCTCGTCCCCGCTTCAAACGCAGTGGGTGGATACGGGCACCCCAATTGATGGCCCTCTTGCATTTAGTGAAGGCATCCTGCCATCACGCAACACCGCGCAGGAAAGCTACGCAAACCAGACTACCATCGGTGGGATCACATCAACTGCTTATCCAACATCGGTGATTGGTAACGACTGATGCACACTGAGCCGACACTTTCAACCAGTGATCACAATGATCACTCGCTTACGCTTGAGACGCACCACTCCAACGTGCATTTTGAGCGAGCGCAGGCATTGGAAAAAACCATTGCCAAAAAGGTTGAGAGTGTCGTGAAGGATGCTTGGACTGCGGTGGACAAGTTCCTGCGAAATGAGTGACTTTTTAAATCCCCACCTGCAGAGACCTGCGCTGCGGTGGACTAGCGGGTCTGCACTCCCCGCGGTGGAGCAGACGGGCAATAGCATGCCCCTGCTCTGCGATTCTTCTACGGGTCGCCTGCTGGTGGATTTGCCACCCTACTCAGACCCAAACACGACCAATGGTCTCCTGCACTCGATTGAGGCAGACCTGCAAGCACCTTTGACCATCAAAGTCGCAGGACTCAACATTGCCCCATACGACTACGTCTCCCTATCCTACACGGGTTCCAACCTAACGGGTGTTGTCTACAAGACGGGTGGTGCTTCTGGGTCAACGGTTGCAACACTCACGCTTGCATACAGCGGTTCAAATCTTGTCTCGGTAACCAAGTCCTAGCAATGGGATACCAATTCAACCCACTAACGGGAAATTTGGATCTTGTTGGAAGTGGTGGTGGTGGAAATCCGTTTGACCAAGACCTTAATACGACTGATGCCCCGACATTTACGGGCGAATACATCACGGGATCTGGAAAATTAGCCATTACTTCCCCGAATGAAAGCTATGGTCAGATCCAAGTCATTAACCCCAATATAGGCGAGGCATCTGTCGTTCTTGCCAATAACGCTTACGGTGCGGGTGGAACTATAACCTCTAACTCCGGTACGGATCACGTTTGGGCATTTGGTGTCGGGACTTTCGGAGTTGATGCAGCGCACTTCACGATTGGTAACCTTACCAATTCTGCCGTCTTTGATATGGCACCAGACGGGAGCATTGGAATTGCTGGGTCTTTGCTCGCAACCGATGTTGCTTTAAGTGGTAATCTTAGTGCTGCTGGTACGGTTAACGGAACAAACATTGGAACTGCTGCGGCTAAATCAGTACCCACTTCGGGTAACGCTACCACAACCCAAGTCGTTTTAGGATCTGATACTCGATTAACAGACAGCAGGACACCGACCGCGCATACCCACCCTTTATCTGCCCTTACCCAATCCTCTGCAACTACAGGGCAAGTCGCAACATGGAATGGAACAACTTGGGCCGCAGCCACTCCGGCAAGTTCAACCGATGCCTCGGCACTGACTTCTGGAACGCTTGCCGATGCTAGGCTTTCCAGCAATGTAACATTGCTGACGAGCGCACAAACACTGACCAACAAAACACTAACGACACCAAATGTTGGCAATGGAAGCACCAATGCCATTCTAACTGCTTACACGGCAAATATACTTTCCGTTGCCAACTCAACGACTGCTTGCGGGTTTTCAATTTTCAATACCCGAACTGATGCTTCCAACTATGAGGCGGGAATCTTTGATTTTACGACCAACGCCAATTCTTTGACGATTGGCACGACAAAAGCAGGAAGTGGAACCGCAAGGAGAGTGCGTATCAACTCAGCGGAGCAAATTGATTTTTACTGCACGGACACAAGCCGGATGTTTCAAGTTTCAACCTCTGCGGTGACTGCTTTTAATTCTCTTGGGTTTCAATGGTTTTCTTCGGCATCAGACCCTACGACATCATCATCTCCATTTTCAAACGGGTCTTCCTATTGTGCAGTCTATAAGAACACGACTTCTGGTGTTGTCAGTCTATGGGTGCGTGACGGTTCCACGATGAAAAAGGTAGCACTCGCATGATGACACCAGAACAAGCACTTCAGATCCTTTCCGATGCTTTGCAACCATCCATGCAGGGACGCATTACCCGTGCAGGCTATGTGGCGATTGAGGAAGCAATCAAAGTCCTAGCAGAAATCCTCCAACCAAAAACCGACCATGATACTGAATCTTGATTTTACTTCCGAACAACTTCGCGGGATTGCGGCTGCCCGTGCTGCATACAATTCCTCTTTGCCGGAAGGATCCGAACCAATTGCAACGGACGAAGCATATTTGACCTTTGTGATCTTGTCGGCATCCGACTCTTACGCAAATCAGTATCCTGCATAATGAAAGAAAAGATTCACGCTTTCATTGCAACACTAAAGACTTGGAAATCCCAAGTCGATGCGGTGTGGCGTGATCGTGAGATCATCAAGGCCGATCTCAAGGTGATCCGGTCGGCATTTCCTGTTGCCAGCCGAGTGGTGAAGGAACTCAACGAGTCACAATTTTTTGGCGCAACCCGTACGCAGATTGCCATGCAACGGGTGAAATATGAACTGAATCTGCAGGGGATAAAAGACGATGACCTAGTCGCGCTTGTCTTCCTAGTGATCTCCCTCGTGTACCTCTACGAGACACGCGGAATTGCTAACCCCTTACCGATTCTGAACCATGACAACTGACCACGCACCTTTACCTCACCCTGCTACAATTGTTCTTGGCTTGCTGGCAACGGGCGCAAGCATTGTTTCACTTGTCACCTATTTCACGATTTACGCGGTGCTTCCTACGCGCATGGATCGAGTCGAGGACACAAATAAAATCCAAGACGCCAAAATCGCGGTGATGGAATCCGACAACGTCCAAAGGCGCGAGATGCTTGCCGCGGCACTGGCGACACTTGCCCAGATTGATCAACGCACCAAGAGGATCGAAGACAAGCTGCTCCGATAACACTATGCTCTGGGATATACCCCAAATGGTTACAACGGTCGGTCAGATCGTGAACAAGTTTGTTCCCGACCGCGACCAGCAGGTCAAAATCGAGGCAGAGTTGCAGGCCAAGCTCATTGAGTTTGAGGCACAGATGTCTCAAGCACAAAATCAAGTCAACGCAGTGGAGGCAGGATCTCCTAACCTGTTTGTCTCTGGATGGAGACCATGCGTTGGATGGGTGTGTGCCATCGCATTTGCTTGGCAATTCGTAGGCCAACCAATTTTTTCTTGGGTGTATATACTGGTCACTCACCAACCTGCTCCGGTTGTTCCGCTTCAAGCCGATGCGTTGATGACGGTGCTGATCGGGATGCTGGGTCTGGGAGGGTATCGCACTTTTGAAAAGATCAAAGGAGTCACCAAATGATCGACCAACGATCCGCGGGTGTCATCGCCACCCTGCTCCTCAAGGTTCAACCCGTATTTACGCAATGTCTACTCGACCTCAAAAAACACTTTGAGCAGAAGGGTCTTGATATTCGATACATCTCCGGCACCCGCACCTACGCGGAGCAAGATGCCCTTTACGCTAAAGGCCGGACATCCGGCGGGCCAATTGTCACCAATGCCCGCGGAGGGTACTCCAACCATAACTTTGGAATTGCTGTGGACTGCGGTCTGTTCTTGCCCAACCGCTACCTAGAGGACACCCCGTTTTACCGTCAGATTGGGGATATTGTTGCCCTCCACCCAGAACTAGAATGGGGCGGGAGTTGGAAGTCCATACAGGACGAACCCCACATTCAGTGGAAGACATCCCACACCCTTGCGGAGATGAGGGATCTACATGATGCGGGCCGTTCCGTTGTCTAATGAACATAACACACAAGTGGAAGCGGGGGATGGCATGGTCATGTTCCCACGCCATTTACGCGGACAAAGTTGCCATGGAAACCATGATGGCATTCCGCGAGAGGTGGAAACCGCAGTTCGTGGCATGCCTTGGTGACTTTACCGACCTTTCCGCGTTCATGGGTGGTGGTACGGGAGAGGGAGATGTCTCGCCGGACATCGAGACGGGTCTCATGCACCTCAAACAGATGATGCCAAAAGACAGCAAGGCAACCTACGAGGTGCTGCTTGGAAATCACGAGGATCGCCTAGATCGCCTCAGAAAGGGCGAAGGAGTGCTCGGCTACGCGGCACACAAGGCATACGAATCCATTGAGGAATGCTGCACCAAACTCCGCGCCCGCCTCACCCCCTACGCGGGTATCTGGCAGAAGGTGAAGGTTGAGCAATCCGACATCCTCCTCACCCACGGCACATGGTTCAACGAACAAGCAACCAAAACAATGGCAGAGCACTACTGCAACGGATCGGATGTCCGCAAAGTGATCTTTGGTCACACCCACAAGTGCGCGGTCGCTGCCTCATCTTCCGACCACGGTGGTATTGGTTACAACATCGGCACCCTCACAAGTCGCGGGTCGCTTGAATACGCAAAGAACCGCAAGAGCACGGCGGCGTGGATGCAGGGGTGGTCTTATTTTGAATACTGCAACGAACTCGGTGCCTCATCCGTCCACCTCATCACTCGGTGCCCCAACGAACCGTGGAGGCTACCACTGTGACCAAAACTGCCAACGAGTGGCTTGCCATATTGGTGCAAGCCGGATCACTCAAGACCGACGAGGTGCCGAAAGATTGGGAATCTTGTCGCACCATTGCCAAAAAGACGGGTCGTTCTGAAAGCCAGACTCGCAGGTTATTATCCGCGGCACTAGAAGAAGGCAGCATCGAGCAACGCAAGTACCGGATCAAAACGGGTCACAAGGCAACGTATTTGGTTCCTCACTACCGCATCGTCAAATGATCCTGCGCTGCGAGGCTCGACCAGAACACCTGCCTGCACGGGTGCGGGAGGACGTTCTCAAACTCGACAAGACCCTTTTTGGTGAGGACGTAGCGGTCGAGCCGGAGGGTGGGTGGTGGTGGATTATCCGCGATTACCGAGGCAAGGGCATTGCCTTTGCCGGACTCCGGCCCTGCCACCACGAAAGCAACAAGGGACTTTGTTTCATGATTCGCAGCGGGGTGCTGACCAAGCACCGAGGGCAAGGCATGCAGAAAAGGTTGATCCGCGCCCGCATTGCCATGGCAAAACGGCACGGGTTCAAGCAGATCGTGACCTATGTGCTCGATTGGAACCTTGCCAGTGCAAATTCCCTCATTGCTTGCGGGTTTCGACTGTATGTGCCGGAGTCAAAATATGCCGGAAATAAAGCGTACTATTTTCAAAAGAAATTGTGAGGGAGGGTAAAAAACCCTCCCGCACCTAAAGTGGCGCAAAAAAGCATTTTAGTGCCATTTTAACAGTGTAGAAAGAGAGGGTTCGAATCCCTCCCTCACCGCCATTCTACAGTGTAGATGGCAACCGACCGGAAAACGGCATAAATACAGGTTTTAACAGGTTTGTGAACGAGTCTTGACGAGTACGAACAAATAGGCAAAGTGTCACACTATGGAACTGACACATGCATCGGATTACCAACGATCCAAGAGGTTAATCCCTAGATTCTACAAATCTCGCAAACGGTGGGCAGTAGACCTTCCACCAGACATGAACGCAGGAAACAGGGGCAGAAAGTTCTTTTCCGACCAAGCAAGTGCCTTTGCATGGATAGCAAAACACACCAAACAGCACACACTGCAGGCAGTCAAAACACGGGTCTCCAAGGACAAGGTGAGTGAAAAGGTCGCGGGTCTTGTCGATACCTACCTTGCCACCATGGAGTCCCGATCCTTGAGTGACGATGGGATCAAGCAAGCCAAGACCTGCCTGCTGCGCTTTTCCCAAACCTTTGGTCACCTGTCACCCAAGGACATCGACCCAGAGAACATTGAGGCATGGTTTAGCAGTCTACCCTATGGAACCCGAACTGTCTGGAACCACTACTCGCAGACCCGCCAATTTTTTAACTGGAGGGATGTTCGCAGGTTGGTGCCGGTATCTCCATTTCAAGAAGTAGAAGCACCGGACAAGACCGATGCCGATGCCCGCAAGCAGATCCTTTTGCCGGAGCAAATGGGTGACTTGCTGAAATTGGATGTCGAACCTTGGATCAAGTGCAAGATCGTGCTGGGAGGCTTTGCAGGATTACGAACCTGCGAGATGGCAAAGATGTCCTTTGAATGCATCGACCACGAGTACAAGGAAATCATGGTGACCAAAGAACAGTCGAAGCAGGGAAAGGCAATGCGCCCTCGCTCGGTGACCCTGCAGGACGCAGTGCTGCGGCACATGCCAAAAGGACAAGGGTCTTTGATGGGTGCCAGCAAAGAATGGAGGTGCCACCGCGGAATGCCCATGGAAGCCAAGCTGGGAGGCGAAAGGTTTCCGCAAAATGCGTTGCGGCATTCGTTTGCTTCGTATCACCTAGCCCATTTTCAAGATGCCATGAAGACCGCGTTTGAAATGGGACACACCTCGCCTCGACTGATTTACGAGACGTATGCCAACTCAGTTTCCCGTCGAGACGCTGCAAAATGGTGGAACCTGTAAAAAATAAGATGTCCGGTTTGATCTTGCATTGGTTCATATTTGGTCAAACTTGTAAAATTTATCTTGTAGGTGTGTACACTCCGTGCTTACTTTAACCCCTATGCCAAACCAACGTAAAAAAGGCAACAAGCAGGCCACTCTCTGGCTAACGCCAGTGGAGAAATCTGTCTTAAAGAAACTTGCAGCACAGTCCGGCATGACTGTGTCTGCATACCTAAAAAAAGAAGTAACCCAGTACATTGAAAAGCATGAACCAAAACAATAAGACCCCCATCGACATTGAGTTCCCAGCCAATACACGCGAGGAACTCGTTGAATCTTTTAAACGCAACCTCCTTGCTGTTTTGTCGCAAGGTGTGTACACAGAACCCAAGTTCTTGAAACCAGCAGAGGCAGCGACTCACATGAATCTCTCACGAGGAACCATCTACAAGATGATGAAGACAGGTGTCCTCAAGTCCCGCAAGGTTATGGGAAGCAGGCTTATCGCAAGGGCAGACATTGATCAACTTCTTATATCGGCTGCTTAACAACCCACCCCCCCCCATTTCATTTTTTATTGCCCCAAGGTGTGTACACGCCTCAACCAAACCAACACATGATCGCACTACTCCTACTCGTCACCACCGCAACCCTCGTCCTATGCCGCGAGGAAGCCGCAGAGATCCTTACATGGATCGTCACCCGCTTCACCCGATGAAGTACCTCACCCGCCTATGGCAAGCGTACCTGCGCTTTGTCGGGTATCGCCCGCGCCCCTGCCCCTTCTCCGGCACGGAACCAAAGATTCGGTCAACAACCCGTCCGTAAGGACACAACCCCAAACAACACCAATGAGCAACACTGGTATCAACGCAGCACTGGTCGCCTGCCTCGGAGAACTCCGAAACGTGGCGAAGAACGCGGTCAACCCGCACTTCAAGAACCGCTATGCATCGCTCGACGCAATCCTCGACGCAGCACGGCCCGTATTGAGCAAGCACGGTCTGGCACTCTCACAGGAACCCGTATTCCAAGACGGTCTTGCCGGAGTCATCACCCGAATCATCCACACGGGTGGTGAGAGCAGGGAGTCCACCCTCCTTCTTCCGTTGCGGGATCAGTCCGCGCAGGGAGTCGGTAGTGCCCTCACCTATGCCCGCCGATATGCGGTGTCTTCGGTGCTAGGGATCGCAGCCGACGATGACGATGACGGTCAGCAGGCTAGCAAGCCAAGCAACGAGAAGTTTGCTCCGGTGAAGAAGCAGGCACCGATCAAAGATTGGAATAAGGAACTTGCGGAACTCATGACCAAGAATGAGGTCAGCAACGAGGATGTTGTTGAGTGGTGCCAGAAAAAGGGTTCTGCCATCACCTCCACCAAGGATCTACCTCCGGCGTTTGCAAAGCGTCTTTGCGAGGTGATCGATGACGTAAAGGCATACGCAATGGGACTTGCAGCATGAAAGACCCCACGCTCAACGACATTGATTGGGTGACAGAACAGATCATCAAGATCCGCGAGGCATTGAAGGAGGAACTCAACCGCATCGACGAGGAGGAAAAACAATGAGCACCAAGGTTGTCTCAAAAATCATCTCCCCCGAAGGCGAGCACGAGGAGATCCAGCAGCAAATCGTCGCGCATGAGGCACGGGTGCAGAAGCACGACCGATTCACGGAGCACTACACGTTCAAAACCCCAGCGGAGATGTTTGATTCGTTGCAGTGGTTCATGACCGACTGCGCCCGCCTAGAGAAGCAAAACCTGTCTTTGGATCGAGAGAACAGACACCTCACCGACATGCTGGCGACCAAGGACTCATTGCTCGACGAATGCCATGCGGAGATCACTCGGCTCCGCGGGTTTTTAAACATGAGCACTGAATGGCACTACGCATCCCCCGACTACACACAATATGCCCGCTGATGAAACCCACCTACTCGATAACTACCGCGAGCTTGCCAGTGAAATTATCGCGCAGGCAGTGGATGATTTCCGCTACCTGCGAAGACTCACCGTCATTCGGCCCGACCACTCGGTCAACAGCAAGTTCTGGTCACGCCGCGCCGATGGCAGTTGGAACCGTCCGATCAACATCGAAAGCCCGCAGCAGGTCGAGGAACTCATCTGGTTCTTCAACTCCCCACAACTCGACATCCTCTGCAGGCTTGTCGGGGTTCCACCGTGTCAAATCCGCGCCCGACTTGGCTTCAAAAGCCGGAAATTCAAGCGCACGTTGAAATGAACGGCACCACCCTACGAGACCTCGGTGTCTACCGAGTTAGCAAGAACACCCCGCAATCGTGGAGGGACTCCGGTCTTTCCGTGATCATGACCCTTGTCGCCAACGGCAACGAGATCACCGCGGAAGATGTCCGGCAATGGATCGGAGAACCCCCCACCCCCAACGCAATGGGCGCATTGTTCCTCACGGCATGCCGTGCAGGGATCGTCACCCGAATTGGATACAGGCAGGCAAAGAGACCCGAAAGACACGCTAGTGTCCTTGGTGTATATACACGACCCCAAACCCTCGAAAACAATGACTGAAAAGATCCACGCAAAATGGAAGCAGTTCTGGCAAACCCTTGGACTGAGGCACCTCGGTGTCCCGCCGGAGGAATATATCCCGACACCGAAAGATCGTTGCGAGTACGGGTTTAAGCATGGTTACGGTTTGGGCCATACCGATGGCGTGAAAGAGGCAACGCACGAGGTCTTTGAACTATGTGTGGGTCTTTTGTATCACCAGTACCAGACCCTCAAGACGTTCCACTCCAAGGATGACGAGAGGTGTTTGCTGATCAAAAACTGCATCCTCGAAATACGCGAGGCCATGGCGCAGCACATGGAGGCAGGAGAATGAGGTACGCACGAGCACGGGCACCGCGGGTCGCGGGCACCATGAACAAGTTAGAAACCGCGTACAGGGACTCGCTCGCACTGATGGTAACCGCGGGCGAGATCCGGTCATTCATGTACGAACCCATCAAGATTCGGCTTGCCGACCGGACAACCTACACCCCCGACTTCATGGTCGTGACCAACGACATGACCATTGAAATGCATGAGGTCAAAGGATTCTGGGAGGACGATGCACGGGTCAAGATCAAGGTCGCCGCGGAGATATTCCCGATGTTCTTGTTCAAGGCATTCACTCGGAAAAAGGGCATGTGGGTGGAGGAGACCTTCTGATGCACTACTACAATTTCGATATTAAAGCGTACCATCACGCGACAACTCACCTCACCAATGATGAGGACTTATGTTACCGCAGGATGCTGGACATGGCATACGATACGGAGACTCCGATCAAGCGAGATGGTCTAGAGCGAAAGCTCAGATCGACCGCGGAGGTGATCGATGCCGTGCTCATGGAGTTTTTCACTCCGGTTGAGGAAGGGTGGACTCATAGGAAGGTAACATCCGAACTAGAAAAGACTTACGCCAAATCACAGAAGGCACGGGAGTCTGCTTTGACCAGACACAAATCATGCGAACGCTATGCGAACGCTATGCGAACGCACACCGATCGCACTGCGAACGCTATGCTACTTAACACTCAAGACTCAGAACTTAATACTAAAGAAGAGAAGACAGTCGCGGTGAAACCGCAACCGACTCAAAAACTTTCGGACTCGGAATGGTTGGAATCGATCAAGGGCAACTACCCACACATTGATGTCGAGAACGAGTCCCGCAAAATGGATGCTTGGCTATCCACCCGTCGAGGCAAGCAAAAGACCCGCAGGTTTGTGGTCAACTGGCTGAACAGGATCGACGCACCAATGCAGGCAACCGTTTCCACCCTACCCGCCGAATACGCATTCTAATGACCAAGACATCGACATGCGCCGATTGCGCGACACCCTTCACCTTTGAGCCGATCACCTTTGGCAACAAAGTGGTCTTCTCCCCCACCAAGTGCGACCCCTGCACCGAAAAGTCCATCGCCTACGCGGAGCAGGATGCCGCAAAACGGCGCGAGAATGCCCGCAGGGATCGTTTTAAGCAAATGATCCCTCCGATCTACCTCGACACCCTGCCGGAACGCATTCCTGCCCGTTTACGCGAGTCGACCGAATCGTGGGAATACAACCCCATCGGGATCGGACTCATTGGACTATCGGGACGGTGCAAGACCCGATCAGCGGTGCTGCTACTGGAAAGGATGCACGATGACGGGCACACCACCTTCTACATATCGGCAACGGATCTGGCATTAAACAGTGCCAACCAGTTTGCCGACAACCCTGCCACCAAGTCCATAGCGGTCTCGATTCTGACCATGTGCCGGAGTTGCGAGGTGCTACTCCTCGACGATCTGGGAAAGGGCCGTATGACCGACCGCGCAGAAAGCGAACTCTACGACTTGCTGGAGTACCGGACGAGTCGAAGGTTGCCGACCATATGGACAAGCAACTCGGATGCCGAGGGATTGCACGGGATGTTCTCACAAGACCGCGCCACCGCGATCTTACGCAGGTTGAAAGAGTTTTCGAAAATTGTGAAGGCATGAATGAGATACCAATCGTCGTAGCCTACGGGGGAGGAACCAACTCGGTTGCCATGCTTTGCGGGTTTCGGGAACGAGACATCAAGCCCGACCTTATTGTGTTTGCCGATACAGGTGGAGAATTACCTCACACCTACGAGCACATTCAATTCATGTCCAAAAAGACGATAGAATGGTGGGGCATTCCTATTGAGATCGTCTTTAAGACTTACAAAAAGGAGCAGACATCACTGGAAAAAGATTGCCTGCGAAACAAGGTTCTTCCGTCCCTCACTTACGGATCAAAAGCATGCAGTATGAAGTATAAACTTGACCCCCAAAAAACCCATGTGACTCGGTGGTTAAAATCTAAAAACCTTACGCATGTGATTTCTGCGGTTGGCTACGATGTTGGAGAAGGTCATAGGGCACATAACATCCAACACAAGAATCTTAGCAAAAGCATAACCGAACGTCAGTGGTATCCCCTCATTGAGTGGATGTGGCAACGATCGGATTGCGTTGCTGCAATTAAGCGACATGGATTGCCACAGGTGGGCAAATCGTCGTGTTTTTTTTGCCCATCCATGAAACTCGGAGAAATCATCCGGTTACGGAAGGATTACCCCGATTATTTTGATCGTGCGATAAAACTAGAGCAGAACATGAACGTGAAAGGTCGTATTGAGGGACTGCACTTCGGAGTCAAGTGGAGTGATATTGTCGCCGCGGATGACGATCAAATGAAAATGTTTGAGTGGCTTGACGAGAACGATCCCGCAAAAGTGCCATGTGGGTGTTTTGAGGCATAAACAGATTGCGGTGTATTGACACCTCGGTAAAATCTCACCTGTCACCTGTCATAGATCAAGACCGAACACATGTCCGTACAACGCACACAGCACTCCGAGAGACGAGTCGGCAAAGGAGATGCCCGTCATGACAACTTCCCCGTGTTCCGCGCCAACTTCCCGAATCTCAAGGCAGACTCTACCCCACGGGGTGAGGTCTTCCTCAAGAAACACAACCGCACAGTCATCAAGTACCCGTAACCCAAACACCCATGGCCCAACCACTGTTCAAACTCAGCATCGATGTCACCAAGATCGACAAGTCCCTCCTGCGAGAGATCACCCGCAAAAACGGAGAGAAGGCGATATTTCTCAACCTCGTGTGCTGGCCCAACGAGCACGGTCGCGACGATCACGATCAAGACGGGCAAGTGAAGCATGACTTGTCCAAAGAGCAACGCGAGTCCGGCGCGGTAGCCAAACAGATCCTTGGCAACTATCAGATCAAAGGTGACGCACCCGCCCCCTCCCCCAAGGTCGAGCGCATCGTCCACCAAGATTCCACCGAGAACGACGACATCCCGTTTTGATGCACGATCCGGTTACTAACCCCAAGCACTACACGACCCACCCCTCCGGCGTGGAGTGCATTGAGGTGACCCAGCACATGAATTTCTGCATCGGCAATGCGATCAAGTACCTCTGGAGGTGCGACGATAAAAACGCTCCCATCCAAGACCTGCACAAAGCCGTTTGGTACATCCAGAAAGAAATCGAGCGCAGGACACGCTAATGCCTGCCAAAAAGAAAGCATCCAAAGCACTGGTGCCCGTCCAAAAGAAGATAGGCAGACCCTCCGCATTTACAGAGGAGAAAGCCGAGGAGATTTGCAGACGCATCGCAGCAGGTGAAAGCATGCGCCACATCTGTTTGCTGGAAGGCATGCCTTCGCAGTCCATGGTTTACCGATGGTTGGATGAGAATAAATCCTTTCGGGAGCAATACGCGCAGGCGCGAGAAAAGCAGGCAGACGCATTCCTCGACCAGATACAGGAGATTGCCCATGACGGTCGCAACGATTGGGAGATCCTTGAATGTGAACGCACAAAGCAGGATCGCATCGTGCTTCATGCAGAGCATGTGCAGCGCAGCCGACTGCGGGTGGACACCCTCAAGTGGGTCATGAGCAAACTCGCCCCAAAGAAGTACGGGGAGCGCATCGACATTGAGCATTCCGGCAAGACCAATGTGGAGGTGGATGTCTACATCGGTGGGGTAAAAATGGAATGAGTTCTAAAACCCCAAGAACGGACGCTCTGATGCGCCCAAATGGGGCACTGGCGACCAACATCTTGGAACATGCCCGCGATCTGGAGAGGGAACTCGTGAATGCCCACAAGTTACGCAACGCGGTGCTGCGACTCTGTGCCTTCATCCACGAGAACTGTGGAGAAACCGACGATTGGCCCATGGAGATCGCCTTTGATAACGAGATCACCGCGGGAGAGTTCATGCGACTCATGAACAAGATCGAGCAACTCGCCAATGCCCCCAAAGGAACTAAAGGTTAACTTGCGACTCGACCCGCGAGAGCAGTTCAAGGGCTACCTATTCCGCACTCAGCGGTTTGGGTGTGTGGTGGCGCATCGTCGTTCCGGCAAGTCCTTCCACGCCATCATGGACATGGTCACTCGTGCTTTGCGCTTTAAGCGTGAAGGCCCGCCCACACGTTACGCACTAGTCGGCCCGACCCGCGACCAGATCAAGAACATTGCATGGATGTATCTGAAGCAGTTCACCGCAACCGTTGAGGGCACACGATACAACGAGCAGGAACTCATGGTGACTTTTCCCAATGAGGCAACGATCCGACTCTACTCCGGTGATGCGTATGAGCGACTCCGCGGTGGTTTCTTTGATGGCGTAATCATGGACGAGGTCAGCGATATTGACCCGCAGGCATGGTATTCGGTGATTAGACCCACCCTGCTCGATTACCAAGGGTGGTGCGTATTCACGGGTACACCCAAGGGTCGCGGGTTCCTGTGGAGGATGTGGCAGCAGTCCCTCAATGACCCAGAATGGTTTTCCCTCATGCTGAAAGCGAGTGAGTCCGGCATCATTGATCCAAGTGAACTAGCATCAATCCAAGCAGGGACACCGGAGCACCTCTACAGGCAGGAAATGGAGTGCGACTTCACGGTGGGCAAGGCGGGAGCAATCTACTCAAGACTCATCGAGGATGCCCGCAATCAACGCCGAGTATCCAATGACATCCTATGGCACAGGGAGGTGCCCGTCTTCACCTCTTGGGACATTGGTGCCCCTCTGAACCAACGGGTCTGGGTCTGGCAAATGGTCGGTGACCGCATCGTCATGCTGGAGAGTCTTTTTGGATCACACGAGTGCGGGACTCCGGCTGAGTGGGTGGCCCGCCTGCAGGCAAAAGCCTACAACTATGCCAGTCACTTCGTCCCCCATGACGCTGCCACAGTGAACGGTGGACTCTTCCAAGGCAACCTACTCACCGCGGGCCTGCAGAATGTCGTTGCCGTACCAAGGCAAATTAGCGTGTGGGACGGGATCAACTTGGCACTGGAGGCTTTTCCGAGGGTGTCGTTCAACGAGGAAGGGTGTGCTGACGGCATCGATGCACTCGACCAGTACCATTCCAAGAGCGAAACCGATGGGATAACGATCCGTGACGTTCCGGTGCACGATCATGCCTCCCACGCTGCGGACGCATTCTCCATGGCATTTCAAGCGATCTCCCACGGTCTGGTGGTGGATCGTCGTGCCATACCGAAGCGCATTGACTTTGGGTTTGAGCGTGAGCGACCAAGGCAGGCCCGCATGGGGTTCCGCGGGTAACATGTTCACAAACCCCGCCAATCTGAACACGAGGGCATAAACGTGTTTACGGCATCAACATGAGTCCCGTCCAACGTGCTGCCGCAGTCTATGACCAAGAACCATGTGCTCGGTCATTCAAGGAGGATCTTGAGGCTCACCTCATCTATGGGGTGGTTGTTTCCACGCCGGATCTGTTTTTCATGGCCCGACCCGTATCCCATGACGCGCCGCGTTATGAAATTGTGAACCCTTGGTGCAACGTCTGGGACGCAGGAGAACCGGACTGCTGGCACTTATATTTGTATGCCGGAGACATGATGGATGCCTTCAAGCAAGTGGCTTGGTCGACTTATGTTTCCTTTGAAAAGAAAAACAGATTGCGGGTGTATAGAGTGAAGGATATTTACGCAGCATGCTCAAGGCACTCGCTAGTTTCATATCGGACATCTATTCCCTCCTAACCCCAGAAATGGCACTCGCCGGAGGGGTGCCATTCCCCCCATCTCCCGTGCAGGAGAAACCCAGCCTCTCGCTGCACAAGGGAGGCACGGCATTCAACCTCTGGAATTGGACGGGTGGGTTCAAGGGAGCGCACCTCTCCCCCTACAATATTTCCGGTCAAGGCGGCAACAATCCCACAACAAAACCTCCCCCGCCTCCCCCGCCTCCCAACCTTGCTATTCCAACCCCTCCGGTTCCCCCGACCCCTGCGTCACCCCCTAGCAGTGCAGACACCAATGGTGCCATGGCAGATGGGTATGCCAATGCTCAAAAGGGATTTGGATACAAGGCCAGTCTCCTGCGCGGAGCTAAGGATCCCGCAACAAATACGGCAACCGGAACCGGATCGCTTCTAGGGAACTAGCGCATGGCAGACCAAGGAGCAATTGCGTCGACGGGTGTAAAGACACCCAAGGAAGCGACCAGTAAAACTTCGGCAGCAACAGCAGTGATCGCTCGCTGGAGTGCACTAGAAGCATCTCGCGCCTACTGGATGAGCATGTGGCAGAACCTTGCCACCTACGTCATGCCGCGCAAGTCGTACATCTTGAACAAGCAGATCGGGCCAAACCTTGATCGGGAAACCCAACTCTTTGACACGACCGCGGTGAGGGCCAACCAGATCATGGCGGCGGGCATCATGAGCTATGTGAACGATCCGCACAGCAATTGGGTGCAACTGGCTGCCCCAGAAAACATCGAGGAAGGCGAAGGGGTGATGGAATACTTTGCCGAGTGCACGGAAGTGATTCTTGAAGAGTTGGGGCGCAGTAACTTCTACAACGTGATCCATGAAAGTCACCTTGATCGAGGTGCCTTCGGAACAACCGCAGTCTTTGTGGACGAAGGAGAGTATTGCCCACTTCTCTTCAAGACCTTTGATGTCGGTTCCTTTGTGGCGAGTGAAAACCACGAGGGCTATGTGGATACGGTGCTCGTCAAACGCGAGATGAGTGTGCGGCAACTGGTCGAGGCTTACGGGATTGAAAACGTCTCCGACACGGTTGCCAAGATGTACGAGGCCGGAGATGGCAAGAACTGGGACACCAAGATTGAGGTGGTCTGGGAGATCCGTCCCCGCACTGAGAAAGAGCGCACCAAAGGCAAAAAGGATGGCCCGAACAAACCCTTTGCCTCAACGCATGTGGAGTGGGCCACCAAGCATGTGCTCCGCAATAGTGGGTTTGATGAGCAACCCGTCTTTGTGTCGCGATTCCTCAAGTGGCAGGACTCGGTCTACGGGTGGTCTCCCTCTTGGGTGGCACTTCCCGATGCCAAGCAACTCAATTTCCTACAGAAGCAACTCGATTCCTTAGCGGAACTTGCGGCATTCCCGCGCCTGCTTGTCCCCGAAGACATGAACGGAGATGTCGATCTGCGCGCCGGAGGCATCACTTACTACTCTGCCGCCGACCCCAATTCGATTCCGAGGGAGTGGGCCACCCAAGGTCGCTACGACATCGGGCAGGATCGGGTCAAAATGAAGCAGGCCCACATTGAAGACGCATTCAATGTCCCCCTCTTCCAGATGTTTGCACAAGAGGAGGCCCAGCGCAGTGGCACACCCATCACCGCAACTCAAGTGCGGGCCATGGAGTCCGAGAAATTGGTTCTCATCTCCCCCACCTATAGCCGACTCACGACCGAGCTACTCATCCCCATTGTGAAGCGTTGCTACGGCATCCTCGCCCGCCGCGGACTGCTTCCCCCTCCCCCGCAGTCTCTCATCCAACTTGCCCCCAACGGCGAACCCTACATCCCCGAACCGCAGGTGATCTTCAACAACCGCATGTCCATTGCGGTGGGCACACGCTCCGTCCAAGTCATTGACGAGGTTGTCCAAGGTGCCGTAGCGGTCGCCCAAGCTACCGGAGACATGTCACCCCTCGACAACTTTGACTTCGACAAGATTGTGCGTGAAAAGACCCTCGCCAACGGTGGAGACGCTGAGTTCCTGCGCGATCCCCAGATGATTGCCCAAATGAGGCAGCAGAGGGCGCAATCCGCCCAAGCGCAGCAGATGATGGCGCAGCAGGCCCACCAAGCCGACATTGCCCAGAAACTCGGTAGCGTCAAACCGGACACCGCAGCAGGTGCCCAACTCAGCCAAATGATGAGGTAATGAGCGAACCAGTCGCAACAATCCCGCAGGCGATCCTTTCTTACGGGTGCCTGACCACCGAAGCCGGCAAAGAAGTCATCGAGCACTTAAAGAAGTCATTTGGATTTGATTCCCCAGCATTCATTGCAGCACCGGACGGCAGCTACGACCCACTCAAAGCTGCCATCCGAGACGGTCAGAGGCAGGTGATCCTCCACATCGAGTCCTGCATCTACCGCGCCATTCATGAAACACCAAAGAAAACGACCGCAAGGAAAGACTGAACTCACCCCCGAAACGCTTCGGGACAACCCCCTCTTTATCGCATGGCACAAGGAGAACTTTTCTCCGAGTGAGCATGCCGAGTTTTTGGCAGGAGGTGTATTGCCACCTCTTTCCGAAGCAGTAAACAACCAACCCCATGAAACCGAATGACAATGATCACAGGCGAAGGACAGACCGTCACCGCAGTGGACGGCAACGCGGCATTGGCAAGTCAAGCCGACCCAATAGTAACCAGCACGACGAACAGTTCGACGAGCACACCAACCAGTGGAAGCCTCGTCGAGCCAACTGGCGAGAATACCTCAACGACAACGACATCGACGGATAGTTCCCCATGGTCGCTCAACGAGAAGGGTCAATTTGGTGAGGGTTGGCTTGACCGTTTGCCGGAAGAGTTTGCCGACTCCAAGCAGATCCTCGGTCAGTTCAAGGATCCCGCTGCCATGGCGAAGACCTTGATCAACCAGCAGCGACTTTTGGGAAAGAAAGCCGATGCGGTCATCCTCCCCAACGACAAGTCCACCCCAGAGGAGTGGGCCGCGTTCCGATCCAAGCTCGGTGTGCCAGAAACCCCCGATGCCTACGCAACCAAACCCGCCAATCTCCCCGAAGGATTTGAATGGAACCAGCAGGCCGAGGCACAAGCCAAAGAATTCAATGCCTTTGCCCACGAGAAGGGTCTCACCCCAGCGCAAGCCGAAGCACTCATGAGTTGGGATGCCCAGCGCACCGCAGCACAAATGCAAGAGCAGGCACAAGCCGCTGCCAAAGAATACGATGCCGGAAAGAAGGCACTCGCCGAAGCATGGGGAGACAAGTTCGACACCAACATGGCAGTGGTGAAGCGGGCCTGCCAAGTCACCGGACTCGACCCCAACACCAAGGGACTTTCCGACCCCAACGTGATTGTGGCACTGGAAAGGTTCAGCCGCATGGTGAGCGACGATAAGATTGTTTCCAGTGACTCCACGGCAACCTTCATGGCAGGCAAAGCCAAGGGCATTGACATCATCAAGAACCCGCAGAACCCGTACCACCAGCGGTACATGAACGGGGATCCAGAAATCAACACGTTGGTGCTCGATTTGATCAAGAACGGGTAGTTGCTCGCCCGTCCAGATCACCCCTCTCGGTGGAGTTTTTTGTGTTCTCCATCGGGAGGGGTTTTTTTGTGTAACAGGGGGGGCGTTAAAAATAAATGCTTTCTCAATTGAGATGTCCAGATTGAAACAGATTGCGTAGGGTGTATTGACACCATAGAACAGAACCAACGCCACTGAAGGATAACCAACTTCGGCCCATGTAGGTGGAGTGCCCCGAATGAGTCTGACCCCACTAGGGACAATCAGAGCAATCCGGTCATCTCAAACAAACCTTGTCCCCGCAAACCAACCCCCGCGGAGACACAACCACCTACTATCATGGCCAACCTCACAAAAGTTGATGACCACTACGTCATCGCCTACGAAAACTCATGGCAGCAGCTGCTCCAGCAGCAGGATGCCCGCCTCAAAGAGCGCACCAAGCTCGTCGCCGCTAAAGGCGCAGCCGTTCGCTTCAACCAACTCGGTCTGACCAGCATGGCAGCCGTTTCCACCAAGAATGCGTCCACCCCCAACACCGACATCACGATGCCGACCCGTTGGGCCTACCCAACTCCCTACGATGTTTCCAACATCATCGACGAGTTCGACGAGTTCTTCTTGGGAAGCGTCAGCAATCCCTCCAGCGAGATCATGCAGTCCCAACTCGCTGCCTACAATCGTACGGTCGACTCGATCCTCATCACGGCCCTCACAGGCTCTGCTGTGGTCACCGACACCACGACCAAGGGCATCCCCACCACTACCACATCGGCTTACGACACGACCAATCAGCAGATTGCAAAGAATCGCGTTCCATTTGGTGGTACGCCAACCGATTCCGGTTTGACCATCGACAAGGTGCGTTATGCCAAGTACAAGCTCGATAAGGCCGAGGCTCCCGCCGAAGACCGTATCTTGGTTGTTTCCGCTGCCGAGATCGCCGATCTATTATCGACAACTGAGGTGACAAATCAGTTGTATAACAGTGTTCGCGCACTGGTGGACGGAGCAGTGGATTCCTTCCTCGGATTCAAGGTTGTCCGCACCGAGTTGCTTGGAGTTTCCAGCAACGTGCGTACCTGCATCGCCTACCAGAAGAACGCCGCAGTTCTTTGTGACGGTGGTCGCCGCAGCTACATGGACATTCGCGCAGACCTCTCACACGGTCTCCAGATCCGTTCCACCGCGATTGTCGGTGCCACCCGTCTGCTCGACAACGGTGTGGTGACGATCCTCACGGACACGACCAAGCAGTAAGTCCGCTTCAAGGATGGGGGTGGTGGCGCAACTGCTGCCACCCCCTTTCTTGTTAAAACCCAAAAATAGACCCATGGATTCCACAACTATCTGCAACCTCGCCCTCAGCAAGATCGGTGACCAATCCATCACCTCCCTTGACGACAACACGCTGGAGGCCCGTTTCTGCAAACTCTTCTACCCCGTTGTCCTTTCCGAGTGCTTGATGCTCAACACTTGGAACTTTGCGACCAAACTCGCCAACCTTTCCCTCCTCACGGATGCCCCACTCTTTGATTGGACGTATGCCTACCAGTTGCCCGCGGACTTCAACCGCATCACCAAGTTCAACTCCTTTGAAACCAGTGACCGGATTGCCAACTACGAAATCAACGGCAACACCCTGCTCACCGACGATGACTATGCGTCCATTGCCTATATTTCCAATAACCCCGACCCCTCCACCTTTACGTCGAGTTTCATCTCAATCCTCACCCTCAAACTCGCAAGCGACCTAGCCAAACCCGTCTCCGGTTCCTTGGATTTGAAAAACCAACTCCTCCAGCAGTTTGAACGCTCGGTCGCGGAGGCAGGACGCATCGATGCCAACTCCACCCGACCAAGGAAAATAGAACCTTGGGTCAATTCCCCCCTTGTCAACTCGCGCTTTAGCGGGGTGCTCGTATGATCCATGACATCATCGCTAGTTTCAACGCAGGCGAACTTTCTCCCTACCTAGAAAGCCGTACAACTCTCGACAAGTACCGCAGTGGCTGCAAGACCCTAGAAAACTATCTGATCACCCCCTACGGGCCTGCCAACCGCAGGAGTGGCACCGAATATCTCGGTGCTGCTAAGAACGCCGGAACCCGTTGCCGTCTCTTTGGTTTGAACTTATCGGACGACAACCGCATCGTCATGGAACTCGGTGTCGGATACATGCGCTTTTGGAAGAACGGGGCACTCATGACCCATCCGGTCGCAAAAACTTGGAATGGGATAGCCTACACCACCTCTTCCATTCTAGAGGCTATCGGCATCACCTACGCTTCCACCAAGACTGCCCCCGTCTACGCGGCATCCTCCGGCTCAGTCGGCACCCCCCACCCTTATACCGAGTCCGACCTGCGAAGTGTCCAGATCGTGCAGATCAACAATGTGGTCTACATCACCCACCCCTCTTACGCCCCCATGCGTTTGTCCTATTGGGCAACCGATGCCTACAACCCTCCCTTCACCATTGGAGAAATCACTTGGTCATGGGCACCGATGCTCGACCAAAACATCACCTCCACCACCATCACCCCAAGTGGCACAAGTGGTGCCATCACACTCACCGCATCTTCTGCCACCTTTAACACCACCCACGTTGGCAGTTACTGGCAAATCGATCACCCAAACCCCACCGGACTCCTCACCCAAAACCTTGATGCAAACGCCACGTCCGGTTCCATCAAGGTGCTAGGAAAATGGTCGCTGCTTACCTTTGGAACGTGGACAGCAGACCTTGCTATCCAGCAATCCGACGACAACGGAACCAACTGGAAAACCATCCGATCCTACAAGTCCCGCGACGATTACAACATTTCTGCAACCGGAGAATCCACCTCCCAGTGCCTCCTGCGCATGGTCGTTTCGGGCACCAATTCCGACCCCAAGGCCACAACTCTCACCATTGCCGGCACTACGGCAACCCTCACCGGATACGGATATTCTACCGCGGTGGGTCAACAAATCACCGTTGCCACAAGCGACTCCACCCAATCGGCAAACAAAGCCCTCGGCACTTTTACGGTAAAGACTGCTAGTAAAGCCACTGGCACACTCACCGTATCGGGAACCACCGCAACACTCACTGGAAAAGGATATACAGCATCGGCAGGCCAGCAGATCACCGTCACATCATCGGATCTGACCCAAGATGTCAACGATGCCAAAATGCTTGGGGTCTTCACCATTGTCAGCGCAACGGCCACGGTCATCACCTACACCGTGGCAAGTGGTGCCACCGTTCCCAGTGGAAACATCACTTTTCAAAATTCGGCTACCGCAACCACCCTCACCTACGATGTCCCCAGTGGCACAAGTGTCCCTAGCGGAACCATCGCCTTCACCAAGGGATCAAGCCGCGCCATGCTCACCCCAACCGACCCCACCCTCAAAGGGTTCGTGCGGGTCACTCAATACAATAGTTCCACCTCGGTCAACGCCACCGTCATCAAAGATCTCGGCAACACCACATCAACCACCACATGGAGAGAGGGTGCCTTTAGCAACGCACAAGGATTTCCATCAGCATGCTCCATCCACGAGGGCCGCGTTGTTTTTGGAGGAACCTCGCTGTCTCCCACCACACTCTGGGGCAGCTATTCCAACGACTTCGAAAACTTCAAGCAGGGTGCCTACGACTCCGATAGCTATTCCTTCACCCTAGCCTCCAACTCCGGTGGTTTGATCAAATGGATCGTGAGCAAAACCTCACTGCTTGTAGGCACCACCCAAGACGAATGGAGTGTTTCCTCTTCCAACGGAACCAGTGCACTCACCCCGACCAATGTCACGGCAAAGAAACAGTCCAAGTACGGATCACAAGGACTGCCCGCACTCATCATCAACGACACGGTCATCTACCTTCAAAAGCTCGGACGCAAATTGAGGGAATTTGTCTACACATGGGCAAGCGAGACATGGATCTCCAACGACATCACAGCCCTTGCCGAACATGTCACCCGCAACACCATTGTAGAACTCGCCTACCAACGTGTGCCCGATGCCCTCCTCTGGATGGTGCGCTCAGACGGGCAACTGGTTTCCATGACCTATGAACGCGAACAGCAGGTGGTCGGATTTAGTCGTCACACCACCAATGGCACTTTTGAATCGGTTGCCACAGTCAACGGACTCGGCACCGAAGACGAAGTCTACGTTCTCGTCAATCGCACCATCAACGGATCCACGGCCCGCTACATCGAACGCTTCAAAACCGGAATGCGTGATGCCCTCGACACCGCGGACACCGCAAACTGGTGGTATCTCGATTGTGCCAAACGGGTCGTGCTTGGGTCGCCTTCCACCACGATCACGGGACTTTCTCACTTGAACGGAAAGACGGTGTCGGTCTGGGCCGATCAAGCAGTCGGCTCCACCATTGTGACCCAACCCACCGTTGTCAGTGGATCTATTACCCTCCAAGCACCCGCCTCCAATGTGCTCGTGGGCATTCCCTTCACTTCGACCCTTGTTCCAGAACCCCTCGTGCGAGACATGCAGGACGGCACCTCCGCAGGCCGCCGCATGAAAATCAACAAGATGAACGTGAAAGTGTACCAAAGCCTCGCCGGAGAATATTCCACAGACCAAGTCAATTGGTTCCCGCTAGTCACTCGCCACCTTTCCGATGACATGGATGCCCTGCCTCCCGTCATGATGGGATACGAACGGGTCACCGTTGCCTCCAACTGGAAAGACGGGGTCGATATATCCATCCGGCAATCCCTCCCCATGCCCCTCACCATTGCCGCAATTGTGGCAAGTTGGGACTCCTCGGAGGCGGGGCAATAACAGATTGAGGTGTATATTCACCCGTGATAAAACCCACCAACATGGATCTCCCCCTAGATACTCTATCTCACAAGCAGAAGATGGACATCTTTGAGGCAGAAATCGCTCACCTTCCCCAGCTTCAAGTTCCCGTCATCCATCGCTTCACAGAGGGTCTTTACGTCCGAGAAGTCCACGTTCCCGCGGGCACCGTCTTTACCTCCCGAACCCACAAGACCCAGCACCCCTTTGTGATCTCCAAGGGCACCTGCGACATCGTGGACGAAAAGGGCAACATCACCCGCATCAGCGCACCCCACACGGGAATCACCGAAAAAGGAACCCGCCGAGTCTTTGCCGTCTACGAGGATCTTGTCCTCACAACGTTTCATCCGACCGACATCACCGATCCCGACGAGTTTGTGGAACTCCATACCGAGATGGAAAACGACCTGCTGCCAGCAAACTTCAAACAGAACTGCTTTGAAGGAAGGGCACGACTCACATGTCATACATAGGCACAGCAGCACTGGTCATGGGAGTGGCGGGAACCGCTGTCTCCATTTACGGATCCAATAAATCCGCAGCCGATCAACGTGCTGCGGCCTCTCAAAACGCAGAACTCATGCAAGCGCAAGCCCGCGCAACTGCTGCAGTGTCCCGCTACCAAGCCCGCCTCAATTACAAAACAGCAATCGCGCAAGCCGATGTCGGCAACCAAAACGCCACCATGTTCCATGGCGCAGCCCGCCTTGTCGAAAAACAGGGAGCCGAAGGCATCAACCGCCTAGCAGAAGGACAGGAAGCGCAAAATTCTGCCAACCGAGCAGCAGTCAGTGCCAGTGGCGTTACCTCGGACTCCGGTTCCCCCTTGGTCGTCAATGCCTACAACGCAGGCATGCAACAACTCCAACGTCTTGATGCCCTCTACAATACCAACATGGCAGCAGCCGGCAAAGATTGGGCCGGAACCATGCAATCCTATCAGTCGGCAATCACCCGCGAAACCGCCAAACAGTACCAATACGCAGAGGCCATGGCGAATTGGAACGAGAAGATGGGCATTTCTTCGGCGGGAGTGCAACAGCAGCAGGCCAACAACGCTGCCGATGCCACCCAGATCGCGGGTTACGGCAATGCCCTGTCCCAGTTTGCAAGTGCCGCAAGCAACTACGGGTACGCCTCCATGCAGGCATCCTCGCTGAAAAATACAGGCATCGCAGGCATCACCCCCAACCAATACACCTCCCCTTCATCGGGTTCCCTCTTGAGTGGATTTGGCAATTTATTCTCCGGTTCCAGAGGAACACACTGACATGGCAAACATCAAACTCTCAGAAATTCCTAACGCCCCACAGGGAGTCAATAACTACTCGCTCAACCCGCAGTTTTCGGGAGACCAAGTCGGCAATGAAGCCAAAGCCGATATTGCCCGCGGATTCCAAGGGCAGATGCAGGACACCCAAAACGCAGGTCTCATAGGACGATCCATCGCGGGTCTTGGCAACGACATCACCTCTTCAGCAGGAAACTTTTCTTCCGCGGCCCTCTACTACAAAAAAGGCAAAGATCGGCAAGCCGAGGCAGAAGGGTTTTCAACCTATTACGGAAACAAAACCGCCATCGAGGACGAGTATTATTCCCGCATCAACGATCCCAACAACCCGATCCCCATCGAGTCCCGAGCAGGAATCTGGATGGATGTGACCCAAAAAGGTCAACGCTTCCTACAAGGCATGCCACCAGAGCAACAACAAGCCTACGGAGTCGAAGCAACAAAAGACTTTTATGCCGGAGTCACTGCCGCATCCAACGAGGTACACGCACTCAAAAAACAAGAATACGCAACCAACCAACTCACCGCATTCCAAACTGCGCTCACAGGAAAGGATTGGGCCAATGCAAGGATCGCCGTTGCCACTGGAGTCAAGACGGGTGCCTTCACTCCAGAAGATGGATTGAGATACGAGACCACCATCAAGACGAACGAACAGTTTCAGACCCTTGTTGGAAAAATGAACGATGACCCAACGGGCAAACTTTACAAAAGTGTCATGTCCGCAGGCGAGCAGGGAGCAACTCTTAAAGATGCTCCAGACCTTTCGCCAGAAAACTTGGTCAAGCTCGGCAAAGTTGGAGAAGCAATTTACAACCAGAACCTTTGGGCCAATAACGTTGAAAAGTTCAAAAACGAAATTGATCTCAAACACATCATTGATCCCAACCAACTCAAGGGGAACAAAGCGTTTGAAGACATGCCGGAACCCCAAAAGGCAGCAGTTCTTGCCCGCCTCACCAACAACCGCGCAGGAACACAAGAGGGGGAAGTCTACTCAAGCGCGGGTCAGAATTTGGTAGATACCTACCCAAAGGATAAGAACAACAAGAGTAACGAGTTACTGGATCGCAAGACATGGATTCTTGGCAATGTGCCAGAACCTGCTGCTTCCAAGCAGATTGATGCCCTCGATAAAAAGTATGCCGAAATGGTCAACAATGGTGGAAACCTTAAGCCGGAAACGGGTGTCATGACCAATGCCGCGCAGCAGGTCGATGCCATCTTTGACACAGGGTTCTATGGAGGTAAGAAATTTTCGGAAATTGGAAAAACCGTGAAAGATGGAACTGCTTCTCAAGCGGATATACAAACCTACCTCCAGATTTCTGCACTGAAGGATTCGGTCATGGAAAAGGTTCGTGCATCCGGTGCCAAAAACGATGTCGATGCCCAGAAAGTGTACGAACAGGAACTTCGGCATATCCGCGCAACTGACCCAAGCCCACCAACCGATGGCATGCTCTGGTGGAAGAAAACCGCGCCAATCCCATCGGCTAAAATACCAACAACCATGAACAATAATTCTAGTGGTACTTCTTCTCAGAAATTGACTCGATCCGATGGTGTCAATCCATCTGTTTATTCAGTGTGGGATGCAGTGACTTCAAGATTTGCAGGATTGTCTAATGAAGGAATATGGGGAGATGAAGCGCATCAAAAACGTAAAAGCGATCACAATACGGGAGATGCTTTAGACATTGGAGTTCCTTCTTCTTCTGTTGGTTATCAACTCAAAAATGAGTTGGTCAAAATGGCAGCAAACCAACCCATCAAATACATCATCCACAACGGAGAAATCTGGAACCAACAACAAGGATGGCATCCCTATCACGGTAGCAACCCACACACAAATCATGTGCATGTGAGTTTTTATCGGGCTTAATTTCATGCCAGACATCACCGATCCGCTTGCCTCATTGCAGACCCCCTTCATGAAGGGTCTAAACAACTTCCAACCCCCATCAACAGGACTTTCTGAGTCCATTGACCCAGAACTCGGCGGGTGGCACCAAGCATTCCAAGACCCACAAAACAACGGAGGCAAGACCCCCGATGCCATTGCCGCATCAAAGGTGGACGATAACCCGCAGGATTTCCGCGACCTATCCATCAACATCAATGGTCTTGCTTACCTCACCCAGAAACCCTCCTCCGATGTCGGACTCAACTATGAGCAGGAGAAGCAGAAGTTTGTGAAAGACCAAGGGTGGGACATGCCCAAGTCCGAGGGTGAGTTCCGCGGGATGCTCGGCAAGCATGTCGAGACCTTGGCAAATCAGTCCGAAGCACTGCAGGCCGCGAAGGATCAAGCAGTTGCCGACGACATGGAGGATGCTTCCAGCAACCAATCCGTTTCCATCCTTGCCCGATATGCCCAATGGAACACTCAGCATGCAGGCGCATTTATTGGGGTGCCAGAGGCTACCAAAATGGCAGCATTCACGATGCAGTACGGGCAGGCCCGCGCCAATCTGGCCTCCCCTTACAACGACCTAGCCAAACAGATTGTCGATGTTTTCCAGAATGAGCAGGCATCCAAGGATCTCGAAAGCAGGGACAAGGAAGCGCAAGGGCAGGCGCAGAACCTCGCCAATACCGCACTATCGACGCTGGGAATCTCCGGTTCCTTTGGTGATGGCAGCAGCACCACCGCAAAGGATGCAGGGATGCCAGAATCACACCAAGACATCGTCAGCAAGGTCAATGCCGTTCCCCGTGAAGACCTTCCCAAGCTGAAAGCACTTATCGACCAGTACGCTCGACACAATGAGAAGGTCAATGGTGACAACAAAAGCAGCAAGTATGTGGTCTACAAGTTGGCGCAGTCCATGGAAAGGCAGGCAGAAAACATGGTTGTCGGTTCTGGTCGGTTGATTTCCATCGCGGCATTGAATGCCCAACTCGCTACCGAAACCGATCCCGCAAAAATCGATGCCATCAAGCAGAAGATTGCCATGAAGCGGTCTGGTGCCTACCTGCGATCCCTCGTCCACAACACGGTCAACCCGATACAAAACCAAGACAACGCAGTCGGTGGTGCAGAGGGACTCGTGCAAGGCATCGGTGCCGCGATCCCCTATGTCGCCTCATTCGGACTCGGAGTCGGTGCTGGTTCTATACTCATGGTGTCTTCGACGATTTCCGATGTGCAGGAGAGGATTGCTTTTAACAACCCAGAGGTCAGTGACGAGGCACTCAACCTAGCAGCGGTGACCATCGGGGTGCCAGTCGGACTTCTCACTTTGTTGGGAATGGGAACCATTTCGCGGGCATTCCCTGCAACCGAGGCACTCTTCAAGACACTCCCGCTAGATTACCCAATTCTCAATTCACTGCTTCATGCTGGGATATCCACTGCAGCAATGACCGCAAGCAATGTGGTGGAAGAGGTCGGCAAAAAAATCGCCCACGCACTCGACTCAGATTTCAACGATTCCAACCTTGCCCAAGAACTGGTTGCAACGCTCAAGCATGCCCCATCTACCTTTGCGGTGATGATGGCCCTTGGTGGGATCGGTCACGGCAAGCTATCCCCAGAGGAAAGCGATAAACTCCGCGCAAGTCTCAAAGATCCGGTCTCCCTCAAAATCACGGGCATCGACCCGTCGAAGATGGCAGGGGTGTCCGACTCCGAGGTCGGTGCTGCCTACCGTGAGGCATTCAAGACCCGTGATGCCAAGGCAGGCGAAGAGTTCCGGTTGAAGATCGAGGAACTTGCCAAGAATGCCCAACAAGACCCGACCATCCCGCAATACAAGATGGATGCCAACGGGAACCACATCATCACCGTTCTCGACCCGATCAACGGCAACATTCACGAACTCCTCAACACCCCCAACGCGGAGGAGGCAGCAGATGCCCACCAAGCTGCTTTTGCCATGTGGAGGATAAACATCCTGCGCCACACCTTCATGACGCAAGACATGCAGCAGCGGGCAGACAAGGCTGCAGGCATCGAGAACCGCAAGTACGAGTTCTCCCTTGGCTACCACCTCGGACTTTCCCTTGACGCTTTTAAGAACGGCACCGCGCAGGAGATTCTCCGCAACCGCATGCAGATCGCCGACATGCCAGAGAGCAGTCCCCTAACCGATGCTCTGGTGGCAGGTTGGTCGTCCACCAAACCTCTCAACGAGGATCTTGTGCGTGATGTGAACCAGTATGTGTCCACGATCCATAACGCGGACTTCAACCCCGAGACCCAGATCCACGAGCGCGCAGACGATTGGACGGCCCGAGTTCTCGATTCCGGTAAAGCTACCCTCGACCAGTTCAAAGATTGGTTGACCCAGACCGAGCAGGCAGTCGCTGCACGATCTGGTCAAGAAGTCACCTTTCTTAAAAACAAGGAAAACCCGACCCGCACCGACATCATCGAAGGTGTCACCGAGGCAGCACTCCACCTTTTCGGCGGGCACACCGCGGATTTCGCTTCCTACCCACCGGAACTCCGCGGGTATTTTGCTGCCATGGGTGAATACTTCAAGGGTGTCACCGAGATGGGTGAGCATGTGAAAGCTGCAGTCGATGCAGGCGAGGTTCCCAAGGACTTTGCAGAACACCTCTCCACGGCACTAGGATTGCCAGCAGAGACCCGTCTGGCACCCAAGAGTGCAGAGACCCTTGCCGATGTGGTCAACCCTCCCCTAGAGGCTGCAGGGCAACCGACCTTTTCGGTTAAGCCAAAGAACGAAACCACTGACCCATACAAGAAGCGTGATGGTAAAGATGCTGGTGTTCCTTTAACCAAAACGGAAATCCAAGAAGGCATCGAGGACGAGTCTGGCACCCTTGCGGAACCGGAAATCGATGAGTCGAAGTGGGATAACACCGGAACGACCTTCTCGATCAAAGCCAAACAGGAACCACGGGAAGGTGAAGTTCCATTGATTGATCGATCTGTCCTCAAAGGCAAAAAGAAATTCGTATACTTTTCTGACCGAATGCGGGTCGGAACCTACACAGGACTCGATCCAGAAAGCGGAATCAATATCCCGCTACAGGGTGGAGCAACTTACCCATTCACCGAAGGAAATTACCAAAAGGACGCAGGCTGGGCTTTTTCAGACCCAGACATGTGGACTCGTTTCAACAACAGAGTCAACGATACCGATGGAGTTGGAGTCATTGCTTTGTTTTCAAAAGGTAATGTCAGAGGCAACGCAACCTTCCTTCATGCTTATTTTGAAGAGGTCAAGCATGCCATCAAAACAGGCAAACTTACCGAGGAGGATTGGCTCAAAGAGGCAAATGCGTACAAGGACGCAGCACTTAACCTAGCCAAACGCGGTGGAGGCAAGATTGGAGATGGAGACGGTGCGTGGATTCCTGCATGGAAAGAAAAATGGACATCGATTGAGCAAGCAAAACAAGCACTTGCAGACTCTACTTTTGAAATGCGTGGGTCTACTTTTTTTGGATACGATGCAAACAAGAAAGGAGAAAACAAGGGATCAAAGATTGGCAATGACTCACTAGTCAAAAAAGGGTTCCCCAACATTTCCAAGATGATTGACCTAATGGAAGATCCTCGATGGGATGGGATGGACTACGGAGACCTCATTGGTGCAGTTCAGTTTGATAAAGGGCAGAAAGCACCAGAGTCTGCAGAGTCACTTGGTGTTAGGGAACACATGTCCTATCCCGTTGTCATCAAAGGCAAGGGACTTGGATTGTTTGAAAATCCAATTCATGTAAACGACATCGTGCAAACCGACAAAACAGGGTTTGCTGCCATCCGTTCTGCATCAGTCAAAATGTCTGATGTCACGTTTTCCATTCGTTCCGCAGAAGACCGTCAAAAGTTCTACGACGAAATCGACAAGCGCATTTATTCTGACCCAGAGGTGTATACACCGATCTGGGAAAGCATGCGGAATAAAGTCAGCAAGGTGCAGGATGCCCTCGATGCCTTTGCTGCCATGGACTCCCGTGACTCCAACCAGACCATGGAGGAGAAGTACCGTGAGCAGGGTCTCATCGAGATCAACGCGGTCATCAACGCACTCCCCAAGGATGTACGCACCATCTTTACCCGCGATTGGCGCAACCCATATTCCGGTGAGCAGGGCAACATCTTCACCAAGTATTCAGCACTGACCTCCGACAAAGAACGCACCGACTTCCTCGTCAAGACGATCCGCAAGGCCAAGGATGTCCTTGACGACACACTGGTCACCGAATACTCCGACCGTCACCAGAAGCTGCTCGACAAGGCTGAACCGACCTTCAAAGCGGGCAAAGCACCAAAAGGCAAATTGGGTGCCGACACGCATGCGCTCCTATCCGACATCCAACGCTACTCGCACATGGACATGGCAGAGGT